TCAAGAATCTAATAAAACATTTGGTGTTGATTCAAAGATCGCAGGGGAAGCAATTGGTAACCTTCATAATGAATTGTCGACATTTAATCAAATGTCTTCTGCAACTCAGGGAATGCTGTCAGAGACAACTGCTAGAATGGAAGTATTGGGTGTTTCTACGAGCGTAGGAGCCAAGCAGTTCGATAATATGATTCAAGGTATGGGTATGACTGCTACAATGGCTAATGATGCCTCTATGGAGCTTGTAGCACTTGGAGACGCAATTGGAATGGCAGCATCTCAAATATCGGATGGATTTAATGCTGCAGCCTCAGAATTGGCTAAATACGGTGCAGATGCGATTGATGTGTTCAAGGGGCTTGCAAGTGCTGCAAAGGCTACAGGAATTGAAATGTCGTCTCTTATGAGCATCACAAAACAGTATGATACGTTTGAAGGAGCAGCACAGGGTGCAGGAAAGTTAAATGCCATCTTAGGAGGCGGTGTTGTTAATTCAATGGATCTCCTAAACGCTACAGAAGAAGAGCGAATAAGGCTTATGATCCAGTCAATGCAATTATCAGGCAAGAACTTTGAATCATTAAATCGATTTGAAAAACAAGCAATTGCATCTGCTGCAGGAATCTCTGATATGACAGAGGCAAATAAACTATTCAGTATGTCATTATCTGCTTATGACGAAATGCAGACAAAGGGATCAGAAGCAAATGCTGAAGCGGCGCTTATGGAAGAAAGAGCGCAGGCAGTACAGACACTATCTGAAAAATTAAAAATGATTGGACAGTCATTTGCAATTGCATTTATGCCTGTGTTGGAGTTTATGCACGGATTTGCCAACATGATCTTGATGATCAATGATATGACAGGAGGAATATTTATTCCTGCAATGGTTGGTGTTGTCGGAGTCATTGCTTTGTTGGGAAAAACAACGGCAATAACAAATGCAATAATGTCAATTGGAATGAGCATAACAATGGCTAGAGCAGCAATTGAGACGGGATATGGAAATGTCTTAGCCTTCATTAGCCTAGTCAAAGAAGGTTCTAATATTAGAGAAAAGGTTGGAATCGCTTTAGATCTTATGAGTATACCTGTGAAAGAAGCCAAGAGTGCTGCAAATACAAAAGAAGGATTATCAGCAAATTTTGCTTCATTGGCTAACTCTGGGCTTGCGGCTTCATTGGCTGCAGTAACTGCTGCAATTGTTCCACTAGTTCCGGCGGTTGTGGCAATCGGATTCGCAATCGGAGGACTAGGATTAGCAATTGCAGCTCCTTTTATTGCTTTAACAGCATTAGTTATCGCATTTAAAGATGTTTTCATAGCAATGCTGGAAGCACCAAAAGCGATTGGTGCTGCGATTGCAGGACTTATTGGTTTTGCCATAGCAGCTGCTTTATCTATGAATATAATAGCAATAGCAATGATTCCTTTTTCAATTGCCATGTTTGCAGCAGGAGTTTTTCTGAGTGCCGCTGCAATCGCCTTGATACCGTTTACTTTAGTGATTGCTTTCCTCGCCCCTTCTTTATTGATATTTTCTTTAGCACTACAGCAATTTGCTAAAGGAATATCAATGTTCAATAAGGTTGGGCAGAAAGAATTAACTATGGCAGTTGCTTCTTTAACAGCTTTTGGTTTAGATATGATTGGAGCTGCTCTTTTCTTTACTGTTGGTGCTACGTTGGTTGGTATTCCAATGTTGGTATTTGGAATGGCATTGATGCAATTTGCCAAAGGAATATCAATGTTTAATAAAGTAGGAGGAAAAGAATTAGCTATGGCAGTTGCTTCGCTGACTGCTTTTGGGATGGATCTGATCATAGCTGCTCTTTTCTTTGGTGTTGGTGCTACATTAGTTGGAATTCCAATGCTCTTATTTGGAATGGGACTACAACAGTTTGGAAAAGGAATAGCCGCTTTTAATAAAGTCGGACAAAAAGAATTATTTATGGCAGTTGAATCGTTGACGGCTTTTGGATTGGATCTGATTATAACTGCTCTTTTCTTTACTGTTGGCGCTCTTTTAATGGCGATACCTATGATGCTACTAGCAGAGGGACTATTGCGCTTCGCACAAGGTATTAGGGCATTTAATAAAGTTGGGGGTGGCGCTTTAAGCATGGCTCTACTTTCAATTACGGCATTTGGGATAGGGCTGCTCTTAGTATCTCCTTTCTTTGCGTTTGTTGCTGCAATTATGGCGATACCTATGATGATGATTGGTGATGGATTAATTAAATTAGCAAAAGGAATATCTACATTCGCCAAAATTGGAGTTGAGGGGATAAAAAGCGCTGTTGATGGACTTAATTTATTTGCTTGGAGTTTAGTTTTCATGTCTCCAATTTTGCTTATAGCCTCTGCTGCTATGATGTTATTTTATATTCCTTTCATGTTGTTTGGTGTTGCCTTGACGATGGTAGGGCTTGGATTGTTGTTCATCGGAGAAAGTATTCCAGCACTCTTTGCCCTGACAGATGCTTTATCTTTAATCTCAATGATTGGCTTGACAGGAACTGTTGCAATGGCAATGCTGGCAACCTCAATTATGGGAATCGCTTTAGCACTCGCCTTTATACCAGAAAGTAAGACAATGTCTTTTGGTTTTGCAATGGAAGGGTACGGAGCAGCACTTGCCGCAGTTGCAGCATTAAGTCCAGAGACAGTAGAATTATCAGAGCGTGTTGTTGCAGCCGCAGGAGAATATGCGGAGGTTCAAGCAGAAATGAAGATGCCAGATGAAGACTCTTTCGTTCAAGCAATGAAGAATGTATTTGGAATGGGTGATAAGAAAGGTGGATCTGGACAAGACATCATTCTTCAACTCAATGGAAGAGAGTTGGGTAGAGCAGTTGACGTTCAACTTAATAAGATGCATAACCTCAGTATTGACTAATTATAGTTAAAAGAGGGCAGTTTATGGGCGAAAGACAAAAACCAGAATTCAAAGGAATGGATCAGTTTCACCATCCTGATATGAATGCAGCAGAGATCGAAGCTTTAAGAAGAGATCCTGCGTATAAATTGGCTGAAAGAAGAGGGCAATTCTTAGAGATTCTTCACATTCCTTCAGGACAGTCTATCAAATTCAAAGCATATATTGATGATTTTCAGGACAAGTACGATTCAGAGTGGAGTTCTACAGATGTCTATGGTAGAATGGATCCAGTACACCAATACCAAGGCACCAAAAGAGTAATTTCATTAGACTGGATTGTTCCTGCATTCTCTGTTGCGGAAGCAAAATTCAATCATGAAAAGTGCTCGTTGCTTTTTTCTATGCTATATCCAAATTATAGTGAAAGTGGTGGCAGATCTAGTGCAACTCAAATCAGTACCGCTCCTGTGTTCAAGGTAAAGTTTGGAAACCTAATTCAAGATCCTACATTTGGAGCAGGAGAAGGCTCTGTAGAAGACGCTGGGCTTGTTGGTGCCATCAGTGGCTTTACATATGCTCCAAATATTGAGGCAGGCTTTATCGACAATATCAATGAAACAGGATATCGAAACACAAGTTTAGTTGATTTAGCTTTGGGGACAAATAGTTATGCAAATGGATTCATCGGACAGATGTACCCAAAAGAAGTTAAACTGTCAATGGAATACACCGTTTTTCACACCAATAAGTTAGGTTGGGATAGAACAAATAAAAGAACCAAAGGGTTTCCATATGGAGAGGGGCTAGATGTCAATTTGACACAATTAGGACAAACAGTTGATGATGCTTTGCAAGGCATCAATAATGCAGAGAAAATGATTGAAGAAACCTTAGCAGGATTGGAAGGGATATTAACTGGAGATAACACTTATTTCGGTGGGAGAGGATAATGAGCAGGTTCAATAGAAGAAGAATATTCGTCAATAGAGCAGATCTGTATGAGGAAATGGCAGAAGAGCGTGACATTAAGCATTTTAGACAAATGGAGACACCAGAATTCAGATATCCAACATCTGAGGAAATCAGAGAGTTGACTATAGAAAAGCATATCTGGAAATCAGGAGATAAATTTTATAAATTAGCACATGAATATTATGGAGACTCAAGACTGTGGTGGGTAATTGCGTGGTATAACAAGACACCAACCGAATCTCATGTAACAGTTGGATCAGTTTTATCGATACCAAATCCTGTGCAAAAGTTGTTAAGATATCTGAGGAATAAATAATGTTTGGACTCTTTGAAGAAGAAGATAAAAAAGACAAGTCAAAGTTTACAGAAGCTTGTTGGCTTATGGACTATATTGATTATTTGTCAGCATATGGTAAGCAAAAGAACTCTCAAGGGTTTACGAACTTTAAAGTTATCGATACTGATCGTGAGACTGGTGGTGGTGCATACGAAATCATATCCAAACTAACATCTAGAAATGGTGCCGATGAGTTCTTAAACATCAGCCCTGCTGCAATGTCTATACTCCAGCCCAAAGTTAGGCTGTATAAACTTATTTATGGTACGCAAGATGCAAGAAACCCTATAGCATCTCCAGAATTCATATTTGATGATTTCTATTCTAGAAGAAATATTGATGATATATTCGGATCTGACACATTTAAAAGAATTGGAGGAGCAGGTATATCAGAAGTTAGTTGGAAATTAAATGGCAAAAACCCTGCAGAGGCTGATAAGGTGATCGAAGTGAGCATGAAATTTGAATTTCAATCTGCCGCTGATCTATTAGGAAGCAGGTTTGATCCTACAGATGGTACTTTGATTAATTTAGCGTTAGACGAAAATGGGCAAATAACAGATGAACTTGAAATGCAGGCTAATTTCATTGATTTGATTTTGCACCCACCTACGTTTGAAGATTCTCAGGGCGTAAAAGCAAGACTTGCAAGCCAAAGAGGGCAACATGTGCCAAAATTCTACAGAATTAGGCTTGACGTAGGTTGGGCAATCCCACAGCTTGAAGATGGGAGACTTCCGGGCATGAATTCGACAGCATCAAGACAGTTGATTACCGATCTTCGTAAGCAAAATATGTCATTGATCTTGAACCTTGTGAGCCATAGCTTTGATATCAAAGAAAACGGAGCTATTTCCTTATCAGTTGACTATATTGGGGCTCTAGAATCTTCAATTAATGGAAATGATGCAAATATATTAGCAATACTAGATCGTGTCAAAAACTCTCCTCTTGTGCAAAGTTATGAAGAAGATATCGAGAAGAAAAGACAAAGAATTTCTGAAATGAACGAATACATTGAGTGCCTAAGACTTGAAAACCCAGATGATGAAGAAGCACAGAAATACAAAGACAATGTAGAGCAACTTCAGGAAGAGATAAAGGACGGTGAAGAAGAAGCAGAGGAAATCTTGTCTAACCAAAGAGAAGAGATTTATAAGCAATTCTTAACTGCAATCAACAGAGAGGTTCAGACAATAGAACTAGGCGAATCAGAGATCGACGATTGGCTTGAGAGTATAACATTGGATTCTGCTCGTCCAAAAGTTGATGGCTTAATGAATGAAGATGGTTCTTTTAAGGATTTAGGTGGTGAAGATGCGCAAAACGCTGATGAAGCAGAAGAAGCTATTGAAGAAGCCGCTGATGGAGACACAGAAACCATCGAAGAGGTAATAAAAGACGCAGAAGAAGCCCAGCAAGATCCAGAAAAAGGATATATCCAGTTTTTATTTTTGGGAGATATTTTAAACACCGCTTGTACTATGATGAACCCACATCTTAATAAGAGTATGGGAGATTCTGTAATTATTAGCGGCCCAGTCGTAATTCACCACCCAAGAGGAGGTAAGTTTCAGATCAACTTAGCCGATATTCCTATATCTTACAGCGATTTTCAGGCTTTTTTCTTGGAAGTTGTTGTTAGAAAGCAGATCGCCACTTATCCATTAAAGCAGTTTTTCAAAGACATTCTAGAAAGACTGGTTAAAAAGGTGCTACAACCTTCTGAATGCTTTGATAAAGGAAAAGAACAGAGAACAATTAATATTGCTATGAATAATTTTACGATCAGCAAATCTATGTCTGAAATGAACGGCTTGAGGGTTGATTACAATTTCCCAACAAGAAGATTTCACATCGCAAGTCTTGTAACCAACATTCCTCAGCCAGTAGAAGGCGAGCCAATGGTGAATTGCTTAATGTTCCACGCATTATCCTATAAAGCGTCAGAATTAGTTGCAAATGAAAGAGATGATAGTGACAAAGGAATATATCACTTCTATATTGGTGCAGAAAGTGGAATTGTAAAATCAATTGACTACTCTAGAACTGACGTAGAAGGGCTAAGAGAGGCTAGACAAGCAGAGGCAAGGAACTTAGGGCAAATAAGAGATGTCTATAACGCTTCGGTAAAACTTATGGGTAATACACTCTTTTATCCCGGAATGAAAGTGTTCTTGAACCCTCCAATGGGATTTGGACGTCCAGAAGCAGATGGAGACGGCGCTCATTTACCTCCAAATATTGAGCCTGCAAACTATGGATCTTTGGCAAACTTGTTAGGTATTGGCGGATATTATGATGTGATATCTGTAGACTCAAGTATTTCAAGAGGAGGGCAATATGAAACAACCTTAGACTGCATATTTGCTCAGTCTGGAGGTACTCTTGATTCGATTGAGGCTAGATGCGAAAATGTTCTTGACTATCCTCCACAAAGAGACATACCAGTTACAGAAAGAGCAACAAACGCAATTGGATCGGCTTTGGCAGCAGTAAATCCATTTTCATCAGGAGATAACGAATGATTAACCATAGAAGATACAAGATGAAAGAGTCTATCTTGGGAAGCCTTAACAAAAGGTTTCGAGATGAGATGGATAACAAAGAACAATTCAGTGAAAAAGAGATTAACCAAATTATTGAAGATATTATTAAAAACTCTTTACCAAGCGACATATTAGAGCCATTCAATCCAGAAGTAATACCACAAGGAAGCAACGACAAAGGTACAAAAAACTTATATCACAACAAGAAGTACTACTTCGAACATGCGTTCCCAAAAGGCTTCAAAGACGGATCTCAAGATACGATATCTGGAAACGCCGTTGATGATATGTCAGAATATCAAGGAGAATCGAGAAATGTTTTTTCAGATTTTCATTCAATCGATTTCATCCATGACAAGATTCTATATGGACGCATAGACACCCATAATCGCCCCATATACCCTTCGAGAAAGTTTTTGAGACTTGTACCCGGATCAAACGATGTAATGCTTTTAGACTTCGTTTGTGAGGCTCTAATTGATATGATGAACAAGATCAATAGAATGAAAGAATCAGGTAAATTGTCCAAAAAAAGTGTATATTTCAACTTTAAGGTGAAGAAAGGCTGGGAAGATAATTTGAACGATCACCACAAAACAATGGAATCGATTTTTCACGGGTTTATCAGAAAGTATGCCAAACAAGGCTCAAGTAAGATCAAGAATTACAGAGATTACATAAAAGAATTTATGTTATTTTTGGATACATTTCTTCCAGTGTTCCCGATGACTAGAAGCAACCTTCAACTAAGACGTGCTGCATCTCCAGCAATGAGTGGAGTTGTGTTTGAGATTGCAACTGCAAAACATGATGATGATAAAAAGAAATATACTTCATATATCCTAGATGAGCACTTTTTGCAAATGCAAAAAACAGCAAATGCTTTCGGTTTCATGGTAGATAGGAATGCTCCGTGGAGATTTGTGGCAGATTTAGAATCACCGCAAATGCAGCAAAGAATGAGAGAAAAAGAATATAAGAATTTACAAGATATGTTCGATAAGTGCTATTACAAAACTCACTTTTTCGAAATTGATGCACTTAAGACATATATGTTATCTTTTTATGACAGTTATGTACAGTCGTATCCATATTACACAGAGACTAAGGTATGCGGACAAGGATCCAAGTCTAAACTTACGTACAGAAAAAAGAGAACAGAGACTGACTTCACTGATAAGAAACTGATCCAACTTTACTTCTACATCAGAGCAAAAGAAGCAAAGAAAGAGTGGGATCAAAGTTACTTCGATCACTCAGTTGAAGAAGCATACGCAGTTTTTCAGAAATATGGATTACCAGAGTGTCTTGACTACATTCATGACAAGACTTGTTTGGTTGTGGGCGATGGCGCAAATCAAGGTGTGCGAACCAAAAAAGAAGAAAATTATAGAATATTTTCCTCTCATCAATCGTATAGTAATAGAACATTCACAATCAAATTATAGGAGGAAATATGCTGTTTCAAACACTCGATGACAAGTCGGAGTGTGTCGGTGTGTATTCCAATGGTGAACTTCATTTCAAAGACATTCCAGATGGTTTGTCAAAGACTTGGGGTTATTCAAACTTTTTATATGGAATGCCTATCGAATATGCTCAACTTTATGTCAATGGAAAAAGCCTTGATGATGTATGTCCATCTCACCTTGTAGAAGACTGGGAACGGATCACAAACAGACTCAAGGCTTTCATTCGTTCAAATCACTTAGCAAAGGTTAATCTAGTAGAGAATTGCTTTTTTGACTTAACGCCTGAGAGATTTCTGAAGGAGTACTGCAATGTCAGAAATCAAATCTGTGAGTGGGTATTTGAGAAATATTCACGTCCAGAAAACTATGATCATTTGTTGCAAGTGCAGCAAGTATTATCAGATATCAAGTATCGCAAAGTCAATTTGGATACTAAAGTTTTGCAAGACTTTTGGACTGATCCAAAAGCAAAACTTCTTTACAAAAAATTTACAGGCAGAGATGTATTCTGTGACTATGATTTATTCGGCTCTAAAACGGGCAGATTAACACTTTCAGGCAACTCTCTACCTCTGATGACTATGAAGAAAGAATACAGGGCTTGTGTGAAGCCTAACAATGATTTCTTTATTGAACTAGATTATAATGCAGCAGAAGCAAGAGTCGTACTTGCTCTACTCGGATTGGATCAGCCTGAAGAAGATATACACGACTATAACGCAAAAAATCTCTATCACAGTACCAGAGACGAAGCGAAGAAAAGGTTCTTTGCTTGGTTGTATAATCCGAACTCAGATGATACAGTCTCTAATGGGCAATATGATAGAGATTTAATTTTGGGCAGATACTTTCTATACGGTTCAGTAGAGAATTTATTCAAAAGAAAAATACAATGTGATGAATATCACGCTTTAAACTACCTTATCCAAAGCACAAGTGCAGACATGGTGCTTGACAGAATGGTGGCAATCTACAATCTCTTGAAGGGCAGAAAGAGTTATGTAGCATTCACCCTTCATGACAGCATCGTTTTGGACTTTTCATCCGAAGATAAGGATCTTATAAAGCCGATCATTGAAGAATACAGAAACACGAAATTGGGCAGTTTTGTGACTAATGTATCAGCAGGAAAGGATTTATATAATTTAAATAAAATTAATATATAATAATAAAATATTAATAAAATATGTAGTTTTTATTAAAATATTAAGAAAATAAGAAGAATATTAAAGAAAAACTACATAAAATATTAATATTATATTTTAAACTAAAATGATTAGAAATAATCTAAAACAATTAGAAACAAGGAGATAAGAACTAAAATGAATATAATAGGATTAGGAAAAGCAGGATGTAAGATAGCAGATCTATTCAAAGAATATCCTCAGTACAATGTCTTTTTACTAGACTCAGATGATAAGTATAAGAGAAAGAAGAATTGTTTTTACATACCTCCTCAGCAAACAGCAGAACTTTATGATGCAAATGCAATAAATTTAGCAAAACTTGTAGAGTCGCTTGATGAAGATGAGGAAGTGTATTTTATTGTCTGCGGCTCAGGGAAGATATCAGCATGTTCTCTTTGGGCGCTAAAGCAGATATCTCACAGAAAGGTAACAATTATATATGTAAAGCCAGATACTTCTTCTTTAGACAATAAGTCAGTGCTCAGAAATAGAGCTCATTTTCATATTCTTCAGGAGTACACAAGATCTGGTGTCTTTGAGAAGATGTTGATATTCGATAATAGTAAAATGTCAGATATCATTGGGAAGACGTCAATATTAAACTTCTATCCTAAGATCAATAGATTAGTAGCCACTTCTATCCATTGGTACAACATATACATGAACACAGAACCAGTATTTGATACATTTAGAGAAAAATATGTCAGTTCAAGAATAGGAACTTTCAGCATCGTAAATATCGATAACGAGCAAGTCATAGATTGTCAGGAAATAAATAATTCAAATCAAATTGAATATTTCTTTGGCGTCAATCGTATAAGAATAGAGAACGATGAAGAGTTGTTTGACAAATTGACAAGCATCTCATCTTCTGACTCAGAAGAGTCTATTTCTTTTGGAGTCTATCCGACTGATCTAGAAGAAGGCTTTTCATTCGCTTTGAAAACATCATCTGAAATTCAATCTGAATAAAATGCTGCTCTCAAACGTATAGAATATGTCAACGCAAGGAGATAAAATGACAAACATCAAATACTATCGTGGAACATTCTCAAAATCAAATGGAGAAATCCGCACTATGTTCTTTGTCCGCACAGAGGACTTACCATCTACATTCGTAGAAAACAATACTAAAGGCACAGGTAAAGCACGTAACCTTAAAGAAGGCTTAGAAACCGTATGGGATCTTCAGGCTCAAGGATGGCGTACATTTAACTGGCGCACCGCTAACACAGAAGAAATAATTTCTTTTGAAGCAAATGAAGAAATTTTGAATAATTTCAACAACTCAAACGTATAGAACTATAGAGGGATGAAAGATCATTCATCTCTACTTTAGACAAAAAGTCAAAATTAAACAAAGGAGAAATATTATGGCTATTGATTTTAATAAAATGAAACAAAAACTAAACGCATTGCAAGGAAATGGCAATGGAAACTCAACCCAAAACGCATTTTGGAAACCACAAGATGGCGATCAAACAATTCGCATTGTTTGTCCCGAAGATGGTGATCCGTTCAAGCAATTCTACTTTCATTATAATGTAGGTAAGAATCCCGGATTTTTGTGTCCTAAAAAGATGCACGGTAAAGACTGCCCTGTTTGCAACTTTGCTTGGAGCACTTATAATGATGCAAAAGCAGCAGGTGATACTGAAACTCTCAAGTTCTGTAAAACTCTGTTTGCCAAGGAACGCTTTTTCTCACCTGTTGTAGTTCGAGGTGAAGAGGATCAAGGTATTCGCTTGTGGGGCTATGGAAAAACGGCTTATGGCGAAATGATTGGACTAGTAACTAATCCCGACTATGGTGATATTACTGATGTTGATGGCGGAACTGATCTGACTATTAACTACGGTAAGCCACCCGGAGCACAGTTCCCAGTAACTAAAATCACTCCACGCCGTCGTCCTAGTGCTTTGGCTGAAACCTCTGAAGATGTTGTCCGTATTATGGATTCAATGCCTTCATTCACAGAGAATTTCAATTCAAAAACTACAGAAGAAATCGAAACAATGTTGGCTGATTTCTTGAATGCCGAAGCAGGCTCATCGACTGCTGATAACTCAACTGGAACAGTTCAATATTCCAACACAGAGACATCAGACGTAGATGCAGCATTTAAAGAGTTGTTATCATAATTGACTCCTATAAGTTGATGAGAGTTTGGTAGTTCTCTCCAAAAACTACCCGTTTATTCTATCTCTCCTTAGAGCGGTAGGTTACCGTTAATTTTCGTCCCGCAGGTAGGC